GAGGCAGGTAACTATACCAAACCAACCATGCGTAAGCGAATGTTCAACGCTATCAAAGCTGGCACAAAAGGCGGTAAAGCTGGTCAGTGGAGTGCGAGAAAAGCACAGTTGCTTGCGTCACGTTATAAAAAAGCTGGTGGGGGTTACACGTCATGAAGAAGCCCCAGCAGAGTTTGAAGAATTGGACAAAGCAGAAGTGGCGCACCAAGAGTGGTAAGAAGTCTGCTGACACAGGTGAGCGTTATCTCCCTGAAGCGGCTATTAAGTCTTTATCCTCTGCTGAGTATGCGGCTACGACTAAAGCCAAGCGTGAAGGTACACGTAAGGGTAAACAGTTTGTCCGTCAACCCCTCAAGATTGCAAAGAAGACTGCAAAGTATAGGAAGTAATTATGCCAAACGTAGCAGGTAAAAAGTATTCATACACAAAAAAAGGCATGGAAGCTGCTAAGAAAGCCGCCAAGAAAACTGGTATGCCTATGAAAGTAAAAGATAAACTATCTAAATACAAGAAGAAATAACATGGCTGTAGAACGTGGTGGCGAAAAGTTCTCAGGATATAACAAACCCAAACGCACCCCCGGCCACCCTAAGAAGTCCCACGCTGTGCTAGCCAAAGTAGGCAGTAAGATGAAGCTCATTCGTTATGGGCAACAAGGGGTAAAAGGTGCAGGTAAAAATCCTAAGACTGCCAAACAAAAGGCAAGGCGTAAGTCGTTTAAGGCACGTCATGCTAAGAACATTGCCAAGGGTAAGATGTCAGCGGCTTACTGGGCTAACAAATCTAAGTGGTGATAAAACATGGCACAAACAACCAAACTAGATGCAGTGAACACTATGCTATCTGCTATCGGTGAAGCACCTGTAAACAGCCTTTCCTCTGGTTTGGTTGAAGCCGAAATCGCAGAAACAATTCTAAACACTGTTGACCGTGAAGTACAGTCTATGGGCTGGCACTTCAACACAGAATATAAAAAGTCTTTTGCTCAAGATACGAATGGTGAAGTACCACTAGGTGCTGACATCCTACGTGCAGATGCACACCTTGATGCAAACAGCAAGAACCTAGTACAACGTGGTCTACGTATGTATGACCGTAAGAACCACACCTTTGCTATTAACTCAGCAGTCCTTCTAGACGTAGTAGTACAGCTAGACTTTGAGGACTTGCCTGAGGTAGCTAAACGATATGTCACACTCAAAGCTACACGTATTTTCCAAGACCGTGTAGTAGGGTCTAACACTCTCCACGACTTCCAAGAACGTGATGAAATGATGGCACTTATGGAGCTACGAGAGTTTGACCAAGCTAGTGACGATAACAACATCTTTGATAATTATGATGTGTTCAAAGTTATTGACCGACAGGGACGGAGTTTGTAATGGCACTAATTAGTCAATCTATCCCTAATCTGATTAACGGAGTATCACAACAGCCACCTTCCCTACGTCTAAACACACAGGCAGAGGTGCAGGAGAATGGTCTGTCTAGTGTAGTAAATGGTCTATCAAAGCGTCCAAGCGCAGACCACATTGCAGATTTGGGTGTTATTACTAACTCCGATAAAGCGTTTATCCACACTATCCGTAGGGATGAGAATGAATTTTATTCTCTTGTGATTGACACTGCTGGCACTATCAAGGTCTTTGACAAAGATGGTGTATCTAAAACAGTAACAAACAATGCTTCTAGTTACCTCAACGGTCTAACTAATCCTAACAAGGAGCTAGCGGCAGTCTCTATTGCTGATAGTACCTTTATTGTAAACAAGAATACGACAGTTGCTAAAGGTACTACCACGTCCTCTACACGTAATCCAGAGGCGTTGGTCTATGTCAAGCAAGCTGACTATTCTTCTACATACAGGCTCAAACTAACTAAAGGTGGTAGCACAGGTACTATTGAGTTTGCTACTAAATCCTCTACACAGTCTAGCACATCTCTAACACAGAACGCAGAGCGTGGTGCATCTACTGACTTGATTGCAGAGAACCTTGCTAAGTTTGGTAGCTCAACAGTGAGTACTACATACTATGATAATATTACAAATAGTGGGGCTGTATCTGGTCTTACAGTCACACAGTATGGCTCTGTTCTCCACATTCAGTCTTCAAATTCTACTGATTTTACTGTTGAAGTGGGAGATTCGCATGGTGGTGACCATCTGCTCGTATTTAAAGACGAGACTCTTGACTTCAAAAAGCTCCCTACTGAGTCCCCTGAGAACTTTGTTATCAAGGTTGTAGGTGACAATCAGAAGGCACAAGACGATTACTATGTTAAGTACAGTAATGGAGTGTGGAAAGAAACTGTCAAGCCAGGTGCGCTAATTGACCTTGATGATACTACACTACCACACAAGCTGGTGAAGAACAGTGATGGTACGTTTACGTTTGACAAAGCGTCCTACGCTGACCGTAAGGTGGGTGATGATGACACTAACCCATACCCATCCTTTATTGACTTTACACTAGCTGACATCTTCTTCCATCGTAACAGATTGGGACTACTTGCTGACGAGAATGTTATCTTCTCTCGTGCAGGTGAGTTTGTAGACTTTGACTTTTTCCGTAAGTCTACACTAACTATTGTTGATAGTGACCCTATAGATGTAGCAGTATCTTCTAACAAAGTTAGTATCCTAAAACACGCTGTACCCTTCAACGAGGCTCTTCTACTGTTCTCTGACTTGACACAGTTCAAGCTGACAGGTGACCCACTCCTGACCCCTGAAACGGTCAACATTGCTAATACCACAGAGTTTGAAGCATCACTACGTGCAAAGCCAGCGCAAGCAGGTAAGTATGTTTACTTTGCTTCTAAGCGTGGGGCGTGGTCTGGTATGTGGGAGTACTTTGTAGATACTGACACAGCTACAAACGATGCGTCAGAGATTACGGCACACGTGCCTGAGTACATTGATGGCGAAGTAATTAACATACAAGCGTCTTCTAACGAAGATATGCTAGTAGTACAGACTGACAATGATAGCTCCTCGCTATACATTTACAGGTACTACTGGTCAGGTAGAGAAAAGCTACAGGCCGCATGGTCTAAGTTTACGTTTGACGGTGACGTGTTGGGTTGTTCGTTCAACCTTGCAGACTTGTCTATCCTAATCAAACGAGGTACTAACGTCTTCCTAGAACGTATTAACTTATCTGTAGACGATGCAACAACATATACAGATGGTAAGTTCTCAATACACTTAGACAGACGTGTAAAATTAGAAACAGGTGGTGTGACTACACTTCCTTACACAGACAGCAACGCTATCTACATTGATGAGCGTGGTAAGATTATTACCTCTAGTGCTGTGTCAGGCTTGTTGTCTGACGGTGAGGTAGTGTATGCTGGTATTCCTTTTACATTTAAGTACCAGTTCTCAGAACCTGTAGTAAAGATTAACAACCAACCAATTACCACAGCTAGCTTACGCATACGTAACTGGTCTGTTGTCTACAATGACACAGGCTTCTTTACAGTAAAAGTTACACCAGCTAGACGTACAACCTACACTCGTACCTTTACAGGACGACTTGTGGGTGGTGCTGCTAACCTTCTTAGTAAGGCCGCTATTGATAGTGGTACATACCAGTTTGGTGTAGTAGGCAACGCTGATACAACGATAACTCTAGAAAGTGATAGCCACCTACCTGCGACATTCCAATCAGCAGAGTGGGAAGGCTTTTACGTCCTACGTTCAAGGAGAATGTAATGAAAGGTCATGTGAGAAAAAGTACTCAAGAAGATGTTGACTTCTTGGCAAACAATTTGAGGCCAGAGGATGCTATTGAAGTACTATCCTCACATGGTAATATTAAAGAGGCTTTGCAAATAGGACTAGATGAGTCTGACGAATGTTGGACTATTGTTGTAACAGATACAAATGAAATAGCAGGGATGTTTGGGGTTGCTAAGTATGACGAAGATGTAGGCATACCGTGGCTTCTCACATCTCCTGCTGTTAAGAAAGTGTGGATGCCGTTCCTTAGAAGGTCTAGGGAGTGGGTAAAAGAGGTTAATGAAAAATACCCTATACTAACTAATGCGTGTGACGCAGACTATACAGTTGCTATTAACTGGCTACGTTTCTTAGGGTTTACATTCATAAAGAAACATGAAACATGGGGTCAAGGTAAAAGACCCTTTATAGAGTTTGTGAGGATTAAAGATGGGTGACCCAACCACTATGGCTGTGATGCAAGGCGTTAAAGGCTTTGCGGAATACCAAGAAAAAAGAACACAGGAGTCAGCCCAACAAGCACGTTTTGAACAGAATAGGATTGCCGCTACTCAAGCCAGAGACTTAAAAATACAGAGCCTAAATCAAAGGGCTATTCAAGAATCTGAAGTAGCCTCTGAAAAGAAAATGCAATCACAGCTTGACGCTATGAGAGCCGTAGAACGTGCGAAAGTTGCGGCAGGTGAGGCTGGTGTATCAGGCTCTACAGTTGATATGCTACTAAATGACTATGAAGCACAGCGACTAAGAGCAGCCACAACCATTAACGCTAACCTAGAAAACATTGAGAAACAAATTGAACTGCAAAAGCTAGGGGCATCTTCAGAAGCTGAAAGCCGTATTAATGCTATTCGTCAGGGACGACAACCATCGTTCCTTGCAGCCGCAGTGGGTACAGCCGCTTCAGCCGCTGGTACTTATAAGGCTTATAGTGTTACACCTACAGCAGAATACAAGCCTGTCTTTGGTACAGGATACTATGATACCGATAATGATACAACTCGTTTTGGATTTGGTAACGACAACGAGTTTGAATAGGAGTATATAATGGCAAGGAAAAGAGTACAGGTAGGACGGCTGCGGTCTCCTGACCAACTTCAAGCCGTAGCTCGTCCAGTAGAAACGTATGTACGTCCTGCTGAAGTTCCTGTACAGGAGTCAGAGCTAGGTGCTTTTGTTCGTGCTGTGGCACCAGGTGTAAAAACACTGGCTGATGTACAAAAGCAGGAAGCACTCAAGAAGAACCGTGAGATTGAAAAAGGTAATGCTACACGTAGAGCATACGATGCTAAGATTGCGTTGGGTCAGGCTAACCGTGCTGCGGCACAGGATTACATTGACAACGAGGAAGAGTATCTAACCCTATCTCCTGAAGAAGTTGCCTCACGTAGACAAGGAATTTTTCAACCATTCCTAGATAAAGCTATAGCGAGTGGTGATGAGCTATTGGTAACGGCTGTCCAAAATGACATGGAAGTTGCTAACCTTGACTTCTTTACAAGGGTGTATGACCCTGCACGTCAGAAGTATCAGGACGGTCTTGACCTAGAAGAACTAGGCACAGAAGTACTAGCAGTTGCTAGAAGCATCAACCTTGACCCTCAGTCTCCTGAAGAAGAGATGGCGGCGCTGGGTGGGTATCAGGCCATTGATGACCTTGTAAACAGTATGCACATGGCTACTGGTATTTCTAAACGTAGAATTAACGAATATATCTTAACTAATCTGTATGCTCCTTCAGCAAAGTTTGAAGGTAAGAACGGACTGTACAACTGGTTGTCTGGACGTAATGAAGGTGGTGTCAACGTACTCAACACAGGTTGGGCTGCTAAGCCTATGAAGACTATTAACAACGACATTGCTACCTTTGAAAAGAACCAGTTGAAAGCTACAGAGGACGCTGAGTTCCAGCAGTTCTTGTTTGGTAACATTCAAACTTTCTTAGAAGATGGGCAGTTTGCGTCACTAGGTGTAGACGGAGAGTTTACATCACGCAGTGGTAAGAAGTATACAGCAACTAAGGATGACATTGTAAAAGCGTTTGAAGCAGCCTACGGCATACCAACAGACTCTTTTGACATTATGAATCCTGACCAAGTACAGCTTGTTCTAAATCCAGAGGCAGTACAGTTTTACAGAACTATGGGAGTAGCACCTACAGCTATTACTAATTCTATTAGGTCTGGCTCATCTATGCTGAACGCAGGGGGTGGTAACTTAGGAGACCCTGATGCCGTCAAGCGTGGAGAAGAGGCTATCGTAGCTTATCAGACTGCCACTAGGTACGGCTTTAATACAGGGCTTACAGGCGATGAAAAGACACGCTTCAAAGTTGCTGACATTCTTATGACAGCCCTTAGTGATGATGCTAAGACTGCTCTTACAAAGTTACAAAACGCAGACTTTACATCCCTTAAAAATGGTGTAGTTGCACTGTCACCAAAAAACTACAATGATTTGTATGATGATAATTGGTGGGGTAAAAGTCCACTAAACAAAGTTACTAATCTTGAACTAGTACGGACTAGAACACGTGAGTTGGCTGGTGCTATTCAAGCTACTACTCAAGTTAGTATGGAAGTAGCCCTTAATCTAGCTAAAGAAGAAGTCTTAAAAGACGCTGCAATCTTTACTAA